GTTTTCTGATGATGCTCTGAAACCAGTATAAAACGCCTACTTTAGATGATTTAGATTTTACTAATGCTCTGAAACAATATTAAACAACTGACTTTAGAGGTAGTTGAAAATTCAACTATCGCAACCTTTCCCGATTTTCTCACTATGTGAGATGGCAAGTGAGGCAAGCCAGCGCTGTTGAAAGTAGTTGAAAGTTCAACCAGTTTAAACAGCCAGTCCCCGCGACATGGATATAGCGAGTTACTAGTAAAAACCTAGACCAGTGATAGTCGAGTCCAGTCCTAGTCCTGCATCCAGTCTGACCAGTTCGACTAGTCCTAGTAAGTAGATGAGTCATTGACTGTCTGACTGACCCCAGGGTTGTTAAAAGCGCTGTGAGTGTGTATATGTGTATCTACCCACATAACTTTGATAGTCCTGGGGTCGCTGACCTGCACTTATGCTAAATACGCTATGCTAGGATGTGATGTAAATCACACCCCTACAGGTGTCCAAAAAGTATGCCTTGGACACCTAATACTATAGTGAGAGGCAAACATATATTGAGCCTCTCGTCAGTCGTAGCCCTAAGGCTACTCCCTAAACAATGCCCTAACCTACGGCTTCCGCCTTAGGGCTACAGCCTTCGGTTAGGAGTAAGTACAACGGACTCATGGGAGTTGTACTAGTACAGAATTATGGAAAGAAAAAGAACAACGGTGGCATCCGCAAAATCAGATGCCATCAAAGGACAAGTCTTAGATTTTATCAAACAGGGGTACTCTGTCCAACAGGCAATGGATGCTGTTGGCAGAAGTGTCAAGACCTACGAGTACTACCGTAAGACTGACCCTGACTTTGCCCTAGGCATAGACAGACTCCGCAGCATGACGGCTCGTGGCGAAATCGGAAAGGTTACTGAGGAAGTACCCCCGTTTGATGTTTTCTCAGAGAAGTACCTGGGAACCAAGGTCTTTACCCATCAACGCCACTGGATTGATTTGCTAGAGGGGCGCGAACCTACGGATGTACATCCTGCCATCTCCTACGAGAAGGGCAGCCCCGATTTGCTCATTGTGAATACTCCACCTGAGCACGCCAAATCTACGACCATCACGGTCAATTATGCCGTATATCGAATTTGCCAAAACCCGAACATCAGAATAATGATTGTGTCCAAGACACAGGCTATGGCGCAGAAGTTCCTGCTCTCCATCAAAAACCGACTCACCCATCCAAGGTATCAAGAATTACAACTCGCCTTTGGACCACCAGGCGGATTTGAAAAAAACTCGGATTCATGGAAGCAGGACCTAATTTATCTTTCCTCAGAAGCCCGCGATTCGGGTGAGAAGGACCCTACGGTTCAGGCTATCGGTATCCGCGGTCACATCTACGGCGCTCGCGCCGATTTGATTATCATGGATGACTGCGTTGACCACACCAACGCCCACGAATACGAGAAGCAGATTGACTGGATTCAGTCAGAAGTTATGTCCCGTATTGACTATGACGGTGGTAAGTTGCTTGCAGTGGGCACGCGACTCCGACCTAAGGATTTATACTCCGAGTTGCGTGACCCTATGCGTTATCCAGATGAGATTTCGCCTTGGACATATTTCGCACAACCTGCGGTATTAGAATTTGCTGACGACCCTAAGGATTGGGTAACGCTCTGGGCTAAGACCAATATGGCACCTGTGTCTGGAAATGGCGTACCTGACGAAAATGGACTCTATAGCAAATGGGATGGACCAGCACTCCACAGGAAGCGTGGTCGTATGTCCCCAAACCTATGGGCAATGGTCTATCAACAGCAGCAGGTACATGAAGATTCAGTCTTTCCATCAGAAGCAATCAAGGGCGTTATTAACGGTGCTCGTAACTTTGGCGTTATTCCAAAGGGCAAAGCAGGAGTACGACCAGAGGGCATGGATGGCTTGGTTGTGGTGGCTGGTTTAGACCCTGCGGGTTCTGGATTCACTGCTGCCGTATGTTTAGCCTTAGATATTTCTACACAGAAGCGCTACTTGCTTGATGTATCCAATGTCGCTGGCATGAAGCCAGACCAGATTCGTGGATTGATTAAGGACTGGACAGACAAGTACAAAGTTTCTGAGTGGCGAGTCGAGAAAAATGCATTTCAGACTATGTTGACTCAGGACCGTGAGGTGCGGGATTACCTATCTACGAGGGGTGCAACGCTTAAAGAACATCATACTGGACAAAACAAATGGGATTCAGACTTTGGCGTTGCATCTCTCAGCAATTTGTTTTTTGGGTATGAAGATGGCAATGCAATGTTGGAGTTACCTTCAACCCACGCATCAGAAGGAATTAAGGCTCTTATCGAGCAACTCGTGACTTGGTACCCAGGTGCCCCGAAGTCACAAAAGACAGACTGCGTTATGGCTTTTTGGTTTGCAGAACTTGCCTGCCGAGATAGAGTTTCAACAGCAGTGCATTATCAAAGAACTCATAGCAAGCCAAGTATGTTCCAAACTCGCTATGACCGTTCCCAACAATACTATGTAGACCTCAGTGATGTCTACGAATACTCATAGAAAGGAGTACGAAGATGGCTAAGTCTATTGAGGACATCAAAGACAACTACTATCGGTACCGTACTCTCTTTGAGGAACGCGATACTCGTATGGACCAAGTACTCCTCGTTCGTCAGGGCAGGATGCGTGATGTTTATCCAGAATTATTCCCAGACGGTCCGTTTGAGAATCCTATTGTGGCAAACATGGTTGATATTGCTGCTCGTGACCTTGCGGAAGTAATTGCTCCTCTACCTGCATTTAATTGCAACTCTCCTTCCATGGTTGGAGAGAATCAACGCAAGAAAGCAGATAAGCGCGAGGAGATTGTCAACGGTATTGTTGATTTCTCAGACCTACAAACACAGATGTTTATCGCTGCAGACCACTATGTGACCTATGGATTTGTTCCATCTCGCGTAGAAATTGATGCAGAGGCTCAAATGCCACGAATTACCTTCATTGACCCACGCGGTTGCTACCCAGTAATGGACCGTTTTGGTCGCGTTATCTCTTTCTACCAGCGTATTATGAAGCCAACTGCAGAACTTATGGCTCAATATCCAGAGTATGCACACTTGATTTACTCTAAGGAAGATAACTCAAGCCAGTCTGAGTTGGTTTTCTACCACGATAAGGATGAAGAAGTAGTCTTTATGCCAGGTCGTAAGGACTTGGTTCTTGACCGTGCGCCTAATCCACTGGGTGAAGTGATGTTCCGCGTTACCCAACGACCATCTATTGATGGTAAAGCACGCGGTCAGTTTGATGATGTGCTACCAATTCAGGTTGCAAAGGCTCGTTATGCGCTCCTTTCACTTGAAGCAGCAACCAAATCTATTCAAGCACCTATCGCAATGCCACGAGATGGCATGGAATTGGCACTCGGACCAGATGCAATCATCCGTTCTGACCGCCCAATGGAGATTCGCCGTGTGCCTTTGGAGATTCCAGCGGGTGCATTTGCACAGCAAAATGTACTAGAAGGCGAACTTCGCCTAGGTTCTCGCTATCCAGAGTCCCGTACAGGTAACATTGATGCATCTATCGTCACTGGTCGTGGCGTACAGGCGCTTATGGGTGGCTTTGATACACAAATCAAGGCAGCACACGCAATGTTTGCCCGTACATTTGTTGAATTGCTTTCTGTTGCACTTAAGACAGATGAAGTTGTCTTTGGCAACATGGAAAAAACCCTCAAGGGAACCCGCAATGGCGTTCCATACAACATCAAGTACAAGGCAGCCCGCGATATTGCAGGCGATTACACAGTAGATGTTCAGTATGGACTCATGGCAGGGCTTGACCCAAACCGTGCGCTAGTCTTTGGACTCCAAGCACGCGGTGATAAGTTGATTTCCCGCGACTTCCTACGCCGACAGATGCCGTTCTCCTTCAATGCTTCACAAGAAGAAGAAAAAGTAGATACTGAGGAACTGCGTGATGCAATGAAGCAGGCTATTGCCTCTTATGCACAGGCTATTCCAGCCCTTGCAAGCCAAGGACAGGACCCATCTGACATCCTACGCAAACTTTCCTATGTTATTGACCAACGCACAAAGGGAACTTCTATTGAAGTCGCTGTATCTGATGCGTTTAAACCAGAACCTACTCCAGAACAGATGATGCCACCACAGGCACCTGGTATGGAAGGTATGCCTGGACAACCAGGTATGGGTCAGCCAGGCGAACTACCAGAGGGATTAAGTTCTACTGGTCGTATGGTTGGAGTAGCACCAGGTCAAATTGCACCAGGTGGTCGCCCAGATGTTCAGTCATTATTAGCAGGATTAACACAGCGAGGCGAGCCGAATCTACAGGCTTCTCTCATTAGACGAGTCCCAACATAAGGGGGGTGAATAATATGGGTGGATACAAGAAGGTTCGAGTTCCTAATCAGGGTTCAGCAGGAAAGGCTAGCGTACAGCAGCCATTTAAGTCTGATACTAAGACATCAGGTAACGGTGGAACAGTCGTTCTCGCAAAGCAACCAGGCGGAACACGCGGTTCAAAGAACAAGTAGTTCGTACAGTCGTGAGCAACAGCGACTATAAATCAACTGGCGGGACCTAAGCAAGTCGGTAAACTGCTTCTAAATGCTCCTAGTGTAATGGCAGCACAACGGCTTCCAAACCCGTTGGTCAGGGTTCGAGTCCTTGGGAGTGTGCTCAATCCCTATTCGTCTAATGGCAGGACTCCAGTTTTTGGCACTGGCAATCCTAGTTCGAGTCTAGGGTGGGGAACAACAGATGCTCTTATAGCAAAGGAATAAAAAATGGCAGAACCAGCAGCAACTAACTTCGCAGTATCCGCAACAGGCGGTGCTGGAAGTGCAGGACAACCAGCGCAATATATGCCTGGCGAACAGTACGGTGAGGGTGGAGAACTCTTTGATGTACAGACTGCTGCTCCCATGAACAAGTCTGGCGTTGTTATTCCCAAGACTGCTAAGAACTTTAGTATTCCTGGCATGGAAGATATTGTCCCTCTTGATGCTCCAACACAGTATCCAGATGAGCCAGTTGATATGGGCACACGCCCAGGCACAGAAGGTATGCTCGCTGCACCTGCAATGCTTAATGCTCAAAATGATGAGGACATTGCTAAGTTAGCAGCGCTACTTCCTGTATATCAGCAGATTGCAGAGTCACCTCGTGCTACAAACGCTATGCGTAACTACTACCGTTACCTTCGCAGTAAGGTTCAAGGCTAGTGGCGTGGTACGATAAGGTTGGTGAGATTGCTAAAGGCGTAGCAGATTTCACTGGTATTCCTGGACTTATCCATGATATTTCTACTGCGGGTTCAAATGATGACCCGTGGTACACAGATGGAATTAACATCCTTAAGGACACACTTAAGGTTTCTACTACTCCACTTCGCGGTGCCGTTAAAGGCGTACTCGAACTTGGTGAGTGGTCATACGAAACTGGTGGCAAGGCTCGTAAGCAACTTGGCGAACTCGTGCTTGACCAGCCATTTATGTACAACAAGTACAAGGCTCCAGGCGAATCCTATGATGCTTATCTTCGCCGTGTAGATGCTAACCGTGATGACATCTCTCTTGCTCAATCTTTGGCAGCAACTCTCAGCCCAGGTCGTACTGCGGGCGAAAAGAGTGGATGGTTCCAGGATTGGACAGATAACAACTTCCGTTTTCTTTCATCTGGCTTTGACATCTTTGATGAAGAAGATAGAAAGACTGCGTTTAGCGACCAATACACTGGTAAGTTTATTACTGGTCTAAACGACTTTACATTTTCTGTAATCATTGACCCATTGACTCTTGCTGGATTTCTTGGCAAGGGTGCATCTATTGCATCCAAGGCAACAATGCTTGAGAATATCAATGGCAAGGCAAGCCGTGCTGTATTCGGCAAGTTTGCTATGACCAATGACCGTATGGATGGCGTTCTTACAAAGGCGCTTAACGGTGAAGGTGCAGCGCTTAAGGATGTGGATTTCCTTGCTAACTCAACAGCAAAGGAACAATACACATACTGGCGCAAGAAGAAGGTTACTAACCCTGATGCTATGGCTTACCTCTTTGGTGAGGCTAAGACAGCAGAAGAAGTTGTAGATACCTTCAAGGCTGTAATGCTCAAGGACACAAAGGCAATGGCTATCATTGCTGAAAAGGATAAAGAGGCTGCTCTTGTTCTTGATGCTATTAGCGATACTCCTCACTATATCCGTCAGGCACTTGAGGGTAAGTTAGATGGCGACATCCTTACATCTCCTGCATATAATGATGCCATTAGCACAGTTGTACAAAAACTTGTACAAGGTGATGACCGTTACCGCGCAGCGCTTGAAACCGTATCAACTGGTGGGCAACTTAAGTATGGATTTAGCCGTGGTCCATTTGCTGGCAAGTTGGCTGAGAAATCAATTAAACAGGCTAAGGAAACCTTTGGAACTCCAGAGGTATTTACATTTGAGCGCAGTGCGCTTCACCCAATTATTAAGGTAGTTAATTTCGTCAAGACTGAGTTGCCTAGCGGCGTATTCAATGTTAATGATGGTGACTCCTTCACGGAACTTAACGCCTTCCTTCGTGAAGTAAATACATTGTCCAAGGGGCAGTTCGGTGAGTCTGCAGGAAAGTACGCAGACCAGTACCTTGCGGCAGCCACCGAAGGTGAGCGTTTAAACATCATCAAGTTGGCTGAGGCAGATGCTATGCGTACTCTGTTTCCAGGCTTTACTGATGACGAACTTACTAAGTTGTATCAGATTTTTGACTCACGCCGAGCAAATGCTGTGGCTCGCCACAATCAGCGTGGGTTTATTTCATACCTAGAAAATGGTCGTATTGTTTCGGCTGTTGCTCCAGTGCTCCAACGCGAGTCTGCTAACACAGTTGTTATTGCAGATATGCGTAAGTTATACGGCGCAATCAAGTCACATGAACGCGTATTGCCAGGACTTCTTGAGGGTATTGATGTAACAGATATTCGTATGCGTACCGAAAAGGGTATGTCTGCATTATCTACCATTAACGACATCTTTAAGACATCTGTACTTCTACGCCTTGGTTACACAGTTCGTAACCTTACAGAAGCACAACTTTCTATGCTCGCTAAAGGTTTTGCTATGCCAGCAGTTGTTGCTGCAAATGGCAAGGCTGGACTTGAGCGTTTCCTTACTAACCGCAAGACGGGCATGACACGCCTTGTTGACCAAGTAAATGTCATGACTGGCAAAGTTGATGATGTCAAGGCTATGCAATATGAGTTTGCCTCTGAGGTGGATAAGTTGCGTGCTATTGACATGAGCCGTCAGCAGTTGGCTAAAGAAGTACGCAACCGAATCAAAGATTTGGAAGATGATTTTACTGGTGCAGTTACTCGCTATGTCGAGGAGCAAAAGGCAGCGGGTAATCTTATTGGTCGTGAAGAAGCAGCAGCACTTGTTATTCCTAAGGAACTCAAGATGCTTCGTGAGGTTATTGCAGACCTAGAATCTGTAACCCTTTACCACGGCACACCCAATGCTTCATTTACCTATGATGCTACTCGCCCACTTGCACTATCGGCAGATGCAAACATTGCTGACCGCTACGCAAGCCAGGAACTTTCATTTGGTCTTGAGCGTTACATCTCTGAGTCTGGTCGCCCTGTTCCACTGCGTTTAGTAACTCGCAAGGGTCCAGAGCGTAATCCACGCTCAACCGTGGACCTTGGTTATCGTGGAGCACACACTGCCCCTAACCGTGAGTTTGGTGCTCCTGCAAGTCAGTTGGATGACATCTTCCCCGCTGATGTATATGGACCAGATGCTGCTCGTATCTATGGATACAGCGGTGACTTTGCTGCTATGGATAAAGAAGCAACTGCTTTCTTTGCATCCATCAAGGGCAAGCCAAGCAAGATGATTACTATCTATCGTGCTGTTCCAATAGATGCTCCAGCGGGAGTAAATGCTGGCGATTGGGTAACACCGTTTAAACAGTATGCAGAGCGCCATGGTGAATCTAATCTTGGTGGTAAGTTCCGCATTGAAGAAAAGAAAGTCCGTGCTAACGAGATTTATACAGACGGAGATTCTTGGTATGAGTATGGGTATGACCCACGCCCTGTAAAGAAGGATTATCCAGAAACTCTTATCAAGGCTGCAGTTCGCATGAAGGCAGACATGATTGATGCTACTCGTGCTGGAAATATTGTTGAAGTACGCAAGGGTGGAAGCACACGCTTCTCACGAGTTGATGAAGATACTATTCGTAAATATGACCCTAAGACTCTTGAGCGTGCAGTATTCCGTGTAGTAAATCGTAACGGTACTGTTGCTCCAGTTCGTTCATACGGTAAGCCTTTCTACGCTACCAAATGGACAGACCTTGAGCCAGAAGTCAAGCAGATGTTTATCAAGAGTGGCATTGATTTCCCATCATGGGTAAGAAACAAGTCATGGCAAAACCCAGATGACTTCGTTGTAAAGCACATGAAGGAAAACGGCTATGGTCGTTTGGTTGTTGCTGACGATAAGCGTGCTGGTGGCATTACCCATGTTGCCCTTCCTGGAACAATGGGCGAGGCTGGTCGTGAGGCTGTAGCCAAGGCTTATGTTTCTAAGTTAGAGGCTAAGGCTGCTGCAGATATGGAACTACCTACCGTAGAGCCAGTACTTAATACTCAGGCTGAACGCCGTAATGCACACCGTGTTGCTAAAAAGCGCGAGAAGTCTATGCGCCGTGATGTATCTGTAAGTCCTTACTACACACAGGACCAGATTAATGCAATGCTTAACAATGGCGTACAGGATGCTGCTGAGAACATTGCTCGTGCATACTCACTAAGCCAGGCTCACTTGTCTGATATGTCTGCTCGTATTGGTGCTCGTGTTAGCGCTGCAGAGTCCATGTCTATCAAGCAACGCACAGGCTTTGGTGAAATGTCGCTAGATGCTGGTGGTCATCAATACGACTTGCCTAAGGTGTTTGAAAACGCATCATGGTTCATGGGTCGCACATCTGCTGACCAAACATACCAAGCAATGGTTGCTACTCAAGAGATGGCATTTACTGCTGGTATGGGTGCTCGTACAGTTTCTAAGGTTGCGCCTGATGACCCACGCTACTTTGAGGCATGGGGCAATGTACTTAACCTGCACTTCCGCGACCCAGAATCAGGACTTATGGACCCAGTGGTTCGCAAGGTTCTTGATGGGCTTACAGATGCAGACATCCTTAAGTGGATGAAAACACCTGAGGGTCGCCTCTATGCAAACAACACATACACATCAGTTGGTGAAGGCGTAAGTTTTACAAAACTTAAGGCTGGCGAACTTGATGATGATTTGCTTGAGAAGATTGAAGTTACTCGTGGTGCTGTAAAACTTTACATACCAGATAATGAAACAGCGCTTATGCTTTCTGCTACCAAGGAGAACGGCAAGCCTTTATCTGGAGCAGAGATTCAGAACTTTCTGCGCGAGCGCTTTGCACAGCAAGCAGACCAGTTGCCAGAAATCAACGGACTACTTGTACCAACAAGCAAGGAGTTCAAGGACCAGGAGCGCTTGATTGATACTTTCAATCGCCGTGTGTTCCGCTTCCTTGGCTCAATGCCAGAAGATATTTTTGCTCGTCATCCACTGACACAAACTGTCTATAACAAGCGCCTTCAAATCAATCTTGACCAGATGCAGGCAGCAAAGGGTACTGACCGCCTAACAGCGGAAGAACTTAACCGCGCTGTTCGTGGTGCTCGTGAAGAAGCACGCCGTGAAGTAGAGCGTACATTGTTCACCATTGTTCGCCGTACTCGTGCATCATCTAGCCAAGTTGTTCAGTTAATGTTCCCGTTCTACGCAGCATTTGAAAATACAATGAAGCGTTGGTCTGGAATCATTGCAGAGAACCCATCAGTTGTAACTACTGCAAGCCGTACTGTTTCGCAGATTATCAATGGTCAGTTAGTAGTTGACCAAGATGGCAACCGTATTGATAGCGTAGATAAGATTGCTGATGGCAACCTAGTTGTCCAAGTGCCACAGGCATTTATCAACTCACTGCCTAAGGCGTGGCAAGATATTGCTAATAACTCCTTCAAGACAGTAAGCATCCCGCTTAAGTCGCTTGATGTGGTTACACAGGGTCAGCCAGGCAACCCAGGTAGCGGTCCGTTCCTGACACTACCTGCGTATCTGATTGTCCGTAACCGACCAGAACTTGAAGATGCTTTTGCTCAGATGTTCCCTGCAGGTCAGCCTAAGGATATTCTTGACCTCTTTACACCTGCTGCTATCAAGCGCCTTCGTACTCTTTACACAAAGGATGAACTATATGTTCGTACCTTTAACCAGATGTTGCGTTATGAAACATATAACTACAACTCAGGTAAGCGTACAGATTCACCAACCTTGCAAGAGGTTACAGATAAGACAAACAAGTTCTTCCAACTTCGTGCGTTAATGTCAATCTCTATGCCGTTTGCTATTAGCCCGCAGATGGACTTCTATCAGCAAACCTTCCGCCAGTTCCAAAACCAGTATGGTCCAGGAGAGGCAGAGGCTAAGTTCCTTGAGATGTACCCAGATTACTTCGAGGCTACAGTTAGCCTATCTAAGTCACCTGGTGGGCTAGAAGCCAATGTGCAGACAGTCAAGAACCTCAAGAAGTTTGACTACCTTATGGCTAACGCCGAGGCTAGTGATACTCCAGAACTTATGGGCTTCCTTGCTAATGACTTTGATGGTCAATACACATTTAGCCAGGCTGCGTATCAGTGGCAGTACCGCACAGGTGCATACCCTGGTTCAAAGAATACTTACCGTCAGAACCGTAACCCTGAGGAGATTGTCCGTGAGGCAAATATCCGTAAGGGTTGGACTGAGTTCGGTAAGGTAATGGACAGCATTGATGCTTTTAAGATTCAGAACGGTATTGTCACAGACAATGATGACCGCATGAAACTTATCAACGAGGCAAAGCGTATTTGGGTAGCAGAAAATGCTAAGGTAAACTTTGACTGGTATTCAGAATATGTTTCCTCAGACAGAGCAAAGTATGAGCGCCGTGCGCGAGTACTATCAAAAGCATTGCAAGATAAGCAATGGATGGCTCAGAACGGGGAGCGACCAGTGGTTAAGTCAATGGCTGTCTATTTAGACACCCGCGACAAGATTGGTCAAATCCTTCGCCAGCGCAAAGAACTCGGTGGTTCATCTGATATTTCTACTCAGAAGAACGCTGACATCCGTGCAGTGTTTGACCAGATTAGAACACAGTTAAAGGCTGAAAGCCCAGAGTTTGCTGAGTTCCTCAACAGATTCTTTATCAACGATTCGGTGGTTATCTAATGACAGCAAAACCTAGCGCTACACAAAGTGGCACACCTCAGGGCACTGGTGGCGGTGGCTCAGTTTCATTTGAAAACATCCTCGCACAACTTGCCAAGAGCGGTGGAGTTGGTAATGCTCAAGAGGGTCCAACCCGTGCTGATGCTAACGCTGTTGTTCAAAGCATCTATCAGCAACTTCTTGGTCGTAGCGCAGTAGGTACAGAACTTAACAAGGCTATCGGTATGTACCTTTCTACTGACGGCTCCACTGGTGCCAGAGGCAATGTAGAAGAATTTGTAATGTCAACTAATGAGTATCAGGCTAAGAGCGAGAATCGCTACCTTGATGCTATCTATAACAAACTTGCTCAAGATGTGAGAGGGGCACAGGCGTAATGGCTTCAAAAAAATATGAAGATTGGCTTAGTGGTCAAACTCATAAGCGTAATGAGAAGATTACAAATATCCAGCGCTTGACATCAACATACCTTCCACCTAAGGGTGTAACAACCTGGGGTGAGTGGTATGACTCAGCGGGCATAACACCTAACTTTGAAAAGCCAAAGCCAACTCAGGCTGAAACCGATACAACAAAATACCTAAGACCTAAAATCACCATGACTAAGGTAAGTATCGAAAGCATCACTAATGAGTTGTATGGTCTTGAGCCAGGTTCTCCAGAATACAAAGAGATGCAGGCTTTGCTTAAGCAGCGCAAGGCTGAATTAAAAGACTTTGAAACTCGTTACGAGGCTGCCAAGGTC